TAATATACAATTAGCGAACCCTCAAAAACCTTTACAAATAATACCGGGTGTGTTATAATAGAGTCATCAAAGGGAATGAGCGCTCACCTTTGAACAAAACTAATCTAAAACAAAAGGAGAAATCAACTATGAAAACAACCGAACTTATTGCAACCGCAACAACTCACGAAAGCAAAGTAAACCTTTTTAGCGCACTGACGAACGCAAGTCCGTTTAGTGAAGCAGTAAACACAACATTGTCCGTGGTACAGATCATTGATCAGCCCGCTGTCAACGATCAAGGCGAACCGGTCAACCGTTATTTCTTTCTGTGTGAAGATGGATCCGCATATATGTCTATGGCATTGGGTGTAGATAGCTGTGTTAAGGCTGTTCGCTCAATTTGGGGATCGGATTTTGCCGAACCCTTGCAGATCGTCCCTTGCCAGATCAAGACGAAAAACGGTCATACCTATAAATTTACTGTACTGTAAATTTATTAAAACTCAAAATTATAGCCCGGTTTATCCGGGCTATAATCATTTAATGGTGAATGATTATGAAAAAATTTATTCATACGAAACAAAGAAAAGCGGCACTTGCAACAGTAATTCGCGGATATAATTATAATATTCGCCGAGCCGCCAGCTTGAAAGCACACGGTAAATATCAAGGCGTTGTTCTTCCTAAAATGTTGAATGTTGAAAAAGAATTTGCAAAAATAACAACATTGGAGGAATACAACGAGTTAATAAATCGGCTAAGAGAAACTGCGGGGGCTACCCGTGAAGAAAAAGTAATACAATTAGGACGATACAAGACTATTGAAACTCAAACAACGCGAATTATCAAAAAACAGCAAGAAAGAAGTATTCAGGCATTTATCCAAAATGAAACACCTGCAAAAACTGAATTCAAATCCGCAAAAGCCTTGAAGAAATTTATGTACGAATATCAACAGGAAACTTTTGAATCATTCAACGAAGCGCGGGCAGAGGTATTCAAAGAAAATGTTGCAACCGCTTTAATTGCTTTAGGATTTGATGATTTGTACACAGAATGGCGCAGATTGTCGCTTATTCAAGTTGATTCTGTAAATAGGGTTTGGCCCGAAGCAGTAGAAGCGTTATGGGCGGCGTATGATTCTAAGGACCCGCAACAAATACAAGAAGCTTATGACCGAATGCGAACAGCTATAAACGGAGTAAAAGGAAAATAACATGAAAGAATTTATTTCCGATTTTGAAACACAAAAAGATCCGGAAACTGGGGTCATGTCTGTGTGGGCGTGGTCCATTGTTGAAGTTGATGATCTTTCAAATATTCAATTTGGAAATAATATTGCAAGTTGGGTTTCAGCAATTCAGGGACTTCCGAACGGATCATTGATAGGATTTCATAACTTAAAATTTGACGGTAGTTATATTTTAAGTTATTTATTAGGTGTAGCAAAATGGCAATACAATGACGATCCAAAAGCAAGAAAAGCAAAAACCGTTGAATGTTTAATCAGTTCAACAGGAGTTCATTATAATTATAGAATAAATTTCACCAAACGAAAATATGTTAAAATCTATGATACACTAAAAATATTCAACATGAGCGTTTCGCAGATCGCTAAATCGTTCGGAATCAAAGAGCAAAAAGGTTCTATTGATTATGCTACTTTTCGTGGGTACAATTATACAATGACTCAGGAAGAAGTTGAATATATTACCAATGATGTAATAATTGTAGCCAAAGCAATAAAGCAATTCAGAAATGAGGGTCACGAGCGCAACACCATAGCGTCAAACGCTATGCGTTATTATAAACAAAATAGTTACTATTCAAATTATGAATTTTTAACATATTTTCCACACCTTGACGATGATTTGTACCACCTGCTAAAACGCGCCTACAAGGGCGGCTATTGCTATGTCAATCCTAAATTCAAAGGAAAACCGGTAGGCCATGGCCGGGTATATGATGTAAACAGTTTGTATCCCTCTGTAATGAGCGACCCACGCAACAAATATCCAGTCGGCACCCCGGTGTTCTTTGAGGGAAAATATAAAGATGATCCAATTTATCCACTATATATACAGTTTATAACCGCACAATTTGAACTGAAAAAGGGAAAAATACCAACGATTCAAATTAAAAATGATAAACGGTTCAACCCTCGCGAGTATGTGACAACCACCGGTTGTTTAATGGTGAACCTATATTTAACCAATGTAGATTTAGAAATGTTCTACAACTGCTATAATATAAAAGAAATTCAATATATAGGCGGATATAAATTTATAGGCCGATCAGGAATCTTTATTGATTATGTCAATCACTTCAAAGAAATGAAAATGCAGGCAACCATTGAAAAAAACGCAGGAAAACGGAGCATTGCAAAATTGTTTCTAAATTCCTTATATGGAAAATTTGGTGCCAGTAATGATAAATTTGTAAAGCGCCCATATATAAATGATAAAGGAATTCTTGCTTATGAAACAGTTGAAACACCGTGGCCTGCCAAAACAGTTTATGTGCCGGTGGCCGCTTTTATCACTTCATACGCTCGTCAATTCATTCAAACGGCTTTCGTCAAGAATGTAGATCGTTGTTGCTATTGTGACACAGACAGTTTACATTTATTAGGTGATGACCCACCGGAGGGAGTAAAAATCAGTGACACAGAGTTTAACTGCATGGCGCATGAAAGCAGTTTTTCCAGGGCTAAATTTCTCGGCGCAAAACTGTATATAGAAGAAGATGAACAAGGCAATCTTGATGTAAAGGCCGCAGGGCTTGGGCAAAATGAAGTAGTAAAAAATCAAATCACATTTGAAAATTTCAACACCGAGCAAGAATATTTTGGAATTTTGAAAAGTAAAACCGTGCAAGGTGGTGTTGAATTAGCTGAGGGGCCTTTCAAGATACGCGAACGCGGAACACGATTTTAATAAACAGTGGTGATTATTTAAGCGAATTTGCTCAAATCTATTTACAGATTTGGGTATTCGTGGTATAATTAAGGCAAGAAATGAGGAAAGAAAACAACTAAATTAAAAGGAGTAAATTATGACATTACAAAAAAGATGGAATCGTCACTATGATCGAGGTTACTCAGTAGCCTACTGGGTTGACATTGAAAAACCAGTTATTATTTTTGATTCGCGCGCAAATACAGTTGTAAAATACGCTGAATTGTCCATTGAAGAGCAAAACATGATTGATACTGCGGTTGATGAATTTGAAGAACCTTTTAACAGTGTGGTTCGATTAGGATCGATATTTTATGAAAGACTCAATTATAACCGTTTTTCGCTTTTGAGAGAAATTAAAGAGTTCGGAGAATCCGTTTATAATATTAGCGATTTTAAAGAGGGGTGTAAAAAGTGATCCGATTTTTAATCAAACAACAATTTGCCTGGGCTGAAAAATGCTTTGATAGGGAGGGAGAAATAAAAAAGCCTTTTGAGAGGTATTTTGCTTCATTCATCAATCAAGTGTTAAAGGGTAAAAAAGAAATAACACTAAAAGCGCCAAATACCTTGACTGGCGTGCAAGGTCTTATTTATTTTTCAAAAGCTTTGGATTTAATAAGGTATCTAATTGAAGTCCATGAAGAAAGCAATGTTGTTGCCTTAATATTCAAAATGAACGCCAATGCAAAATCAATGTATGCGGCAAGAAATGTAATAGAGAGGTATGGAAAATGAATGTAACTAAATGTGAGGGTAACGGGCAAGGATCATGTAAACGGTGCCTTGATAAAGGTAAATGGAATATGATGTGGATGTGCTTTCTTTATCATGTTGAGGGCTACGAGGGGTGCTATTGCCATGATTGTGTTAAAGAAATCTTAAAAGAGAACATGGAACAGGAGGTAGAAAAATGAAATGTACAGACTGCGCATATTATGAAATTTGCAAGAATTTGAATAACACTGGTATATTCAGCAAATTCCCTAAAGTTGATTTTTGTCCTCTGTTTGAGCCAAATTCTGAAGAAAAAGTTAAAGAAAGTGAGAAGAAAAAAATGCAACCAGCAGTATCAACCGCTTTACAAGCAATCCTTGCAGATAGAGGGTACAAGGTGCTTGAATTAAAAACCTTTTCAGGTTCCACATTCGTCGGCACCAACATTCAAATAAAATTCAATGAATTTCTTTTAACAAAATGCGTCTACTGCAATGATGAATTGTTTTCGACAATTCAAAACATATCGGAAGTGCGAATCTTATTTTTCAGTTAAAAATAAAAGAACCCGGGGATTTCTCCCCAGGTCTTTTTTATTTGTACCGTTTACAAGCAATATTATAATCGTATATGCAAATCCACCCGGAGGGGATCCGCGCCCATATATTTTTATTGCCTTTGTAAACCAATTCAAGAATGGTACATTTTGTGCCCCGCTTCAGGTAGGCAATGTTGTTTTTCTCGTCACGATTCAAACAATGCGTTCTGCCGTCCGAAGTCAAATCCTTAATCTTTTTCCGGCCAGTGTTTGCGCCTGCACCCTTATATACTCCGCGCACATAGGTCAATGTGATTGTCGATCCGATTTTTGGCTTTGGATAGTCAAAAATAGCACCGCGCATTTTAGGTCGGAGCACACCCAGTACCCCGTTATACGTGTGTTTCACTTTTTTGCAGACAGAACCGCGCGGCCAATTTTGATCGAACGATTCAAACCATTTTGTATTTCCATTGCCGGTGGCTACGGCAATATGGCCGTAAGGGCCGATTTTTGAACCCCATACAACAATATCACCCTTTAATGGAACAAAAGTAGGATTGTTTGCGATTTTTTCAAACTTTTCAACAAGCGGTTTTCTTTTTTCAAAACTTGTGAAATAGTCAACCGCATTTCCCCATGCTCCGGGCAGAAGCCCGAAGCATGAATTTAAGTAAACTTTTGCAAGGTCGACACATTGAGCGCCGGACACACGGTCATAATCAATTAGCCTACCTTTGCATGAATTGTAGAATTGATTGAATGTCATTCCGTGTACCCCCTTTCTTTTGCTTCATCTTTAACAATGTCACCAGCAATGGCCGAAGAAGTGAAGCTATTATTTTTCCACCACGCCCAAACTGTGGAAAACACTGTTAAAAGTGTGGAAAAAAACAAATAAACTTCATCGTCCGAAAAAGGTAGAGGGTTTTTGCCGATCATGGTTAAAACTGAATTTACAAGCGCAACAAAAGTCACGATTGTGCGTATAATGGTATCTTTTGAAACATTTTTCATTTTACTTTGTCCTCCAAATCTTGAATGCGGTGATCTGCCACCTGCTGGCGCAGTTCTTGAAGCGCAATGCGTTGTTGCAGGTTGTTGTACTGTTCTTGCTTTTTTTCGAGTTGTTTAATTCTGTACAAAGTTTTTGAGTTTGCAAGCCACGCGGTGAGCGAAGTCCCCACCAGCGTGACCGCAGATGACAGAATTATAGTTAACTGTTCAACTGTAATTCTAATCACCCCTCAAAAACAATTCCGTCAACAACAAGGCCGTGTGCGTCCGAAACTGTGAAAATCCTGCTTCCGTCAAAAGCAACCTTAATTGTGTTCGCTCCCTCAGTTACAAGCATTGTAAACGCTGAACCGCTTTTGAAACCGTAGAAATATTGGATTCGCTCAACCCCGGACGCGCTGGAATGATAGCGAACACCAATCCGGCTGGAATGCTGAACCATCCCTGAAATCATTTCAGCCGACCAAATTTGTACCCCGCCATCGGAGCGGGTGTCAATCGACCCGGAAGTCCTGTTTTGCGCATCGCAAATCTTGCGTTGACAAATAAGGGTGTTATCCGATTCAAGGTTTACGCCGATATTGTGCTTTTCGTAGCCGTAAAGCTGGGAGCCGCGTTGCAATCGAATGCAAGGTGTAGTCGGCCATTCTTTCAGTGTTCCGGAACCGCCGCCGGATAGAACCAGGGTTGTGTTCAGCAAATTGTAGGCCGTTTTGCCGGAGGAATAAATCAATTCAACATCATTGCAAAGTAATTTATTCACATTTACCGCACGGATTGTGTGTGGTAGGTTTGCTTCATTGGTGTTTGAATTTGCGATATTCAAATTATCCAAAGTAACCGAATTGCAGTTGTGCATTACTAAACCCATAAGCCGCGGCATTGTAGCGGGTGGATTTTTTGAATCATAGCGCCCAGTAATGTACACATTACCGCCGTTTGCAACGTTAAACCAGCGATAGGAATTTGCCCCTGCTTTAACATGGATTTCTGCTTCTTGGTGATAAATCGGGCAGGCCAGTAGATCCATCGCTTGAAAAATTTGAATAAACGGATTCTCTTTCGTTCCATCGGGCGACCGGTTCATGTGATATATTCCACCGTTATCAACGCTATTATTTACATATATAATATTGTTGAATGTAGAATATCCGGCACCGTACCCCTGTGTGGTAGTCTGCTTAATGGAGGACGGTGTACCCTGCAACAGAGAACCGCGCCAAATAGAAATCATTGAATCTGTGGGGTTTACGGCAGTAATTCCCTGTGAATTTGCATACACATAAAATTTATCGTTTACGGTTAAATCCTCAAATTCACCCGACCAAAACCGTTGATTGTCCAAATACTGCGGAATTGTAAACTGCCGAATATAAACACCTGCTTTATCGTAAATGCGAATCGTGTTCGGGGAATAAGTGAGCATTACAAAAGCGGTTGCATTTGCCTTGACAGTTTGCATGATATAGTCAAATCCGGGGTTTGAAAGCACCACCATATTTGAAGCGGTGTTGGTTGCCGGGTTCCATTCATATACATTCAGCCCTTGGGAAATGTACATTTGATCGTTGGTTTCATCGTATGCAACGGAAGAAACAGCGCTTTCATTGTACCCGGCAGGCGAAGAATACTTTTGAATTGTCGCCAGTGTGGTAGGGTTCAACTCAAAGATCGTCTTAGACGGTGTACCGTTTAATTCGCTTGTGGCAACAAAAAGACTATTTCTTTTTGAATTATAAACAATTGCATTGGCATGGCCTAACCCCTCAATATCCCGGCGGGCGACTTGTGCACCGTTGGAGTAGTTGAAGATCACCACCGCCGCCGTGGTGGGGTGTAACTCCAAGGTGTGCCCCCGGGGCACAAAAGCGCAAGCGTAATAATGATTCCCGCCGATTGTATAGCGCGCCCCACCTTGGTTCACCGGGTAGCGGGCTGTTTCCTGCTCAGCGTTGGCAAGATTTTCACCACGATAGGTGTAGCCCAACAGCCAGCGCTCAAAATCAATGTAAGTTGAATGCGGTTGATTTTTGAAAGTCACAAAGTCCTTTTTCAGTTGGGCAATTTCCCGACGGAATTCGTCAAAATAGGGATCGCAGATCACGGCAAGAATTTCTTTCAGGGTGCCATCGTCATACCATTTTTGCAACTGCTCCGTAACTGTTTCCTTGATATGTTTATCAAGGTTTTCAAGTAAATCAATTACATAGTTTATCAACTCGTCATAACTGTTTACTTTTTCAATTACTTCATTCATCTTTTTCAAAACGCCATAAAGCAATTCCTCAAAAGATAATGAATCATCGTAGACCTGCGGCAGTATGCGATTGCAATAGAACCGCCGAAGCACCGCGATAGGGTCAACATCAGGTTTTGGATAATTCATATTTACCTCCTTAATACCATAACGGCATGAATAAGTCTTTATATTCATCAAGCAATTCAGAATAAAGACCGTTCACTTCATTTTTGAATTGCCGGAACACTTCCCCGGCGGGCATTGTTAATCCTGTAATGGTTTCAATTTGATTTGTTTTGCTTGTGGTGTCATTGGTGTTTGTGTTTGATCCTTTATCCGTGGCTTTGTTGGACGCGGTGTCAAGGTTTGCTCTGTCCGCGTACTCAATAGAAGTGAAGTCCTTTGCTTTCATCATGTTGCCAGGAAGATCGCTTGCCGCCCCGCGCATGGTTGAATTTGAATCGTTTTGATTTGAAAAAGAACCGGTTGATTTGCTTTTTCCGGTGGCGTTTGAATCCGTTTTGCGGTTAAACTTTTGATTTGCAACCGCCAAATCTGCGGTCATTTGTGCGAATCCGTCAAAGGCTTTTGCATACCCGGGCATGACCTCCATACACTTGGCTTGTAATTTTACTTTCCATAAATAGAAAGTTTCAAACGCAAACTCATCTGTTAAATAATGAAAAATAAACAGAATTTCAAAATAGCGCTTGAAGCCCTCTATTTTCTGCGGGGTTGGATAGTAGAAGTTAAAGATCTTTTCTCGCGCTGAATCAACGCGGTTATATAATCCCTCGTTTCTATCTTTACATAAATTGTTTACAACGACTTCCAAACTGGTTGTATATCGTGCCATTACTCCACCCCCTGAGGTTCATCGTCCGTATTTGCGATATCATCAAATCCGGGTTTGTCGCTTTCGATAATTTTGCTCTGTACCCGAGGTTTTACGGAAATATTCAACCCGAACCGTTCATTGATCTGATTGCAAGCATTTTTTCTTTCGTATAACATTGTTTCCAAGTTAATAGACACAAATTGATTATTTGCGTTGACCTCATCGGTAATAAGGCGCTCCGCTTTTTCGTTCTGCACATTATTCACCCCAAGGAATGAAAGAAATTCCGCTTTATAGCTTTCAAGCAGGGTATAAAGATCCTTAGCTACCAGCGGTGCACCGGTGTTTACACTGCCAAAACAATCGTTAAAATCATTGTCTTTGTCAATAAAAATATATCCCTGTGACCCGTCATATTTTGCAAACAGATTTGCAAGCGCTAATTTTTGATTTGCCGTACCTTTTAGAATTACCGGTGTTTTTTGTGCGTTCACATTTATGTCAATTATCTGCTGTGTTTTTGCGATTTTGTCTACAAAATAATTGATATAAAAAAGGGTTGGTGTCCACATCGGATTATTTTTGATTAAAACAAAATCGTCTGCGTTGTATTCCTGGTTGAAGTTGATTCCGTACCCGTTTATTTTCACCGGATAACCGTACAGATTCAACACGGACTGATCCGCAGCGCGTAGACCTAAAAATCCTCGGTCGCGATCATTGCAGAACGCGGCCTTGCCGTCTTGGATCAAAGCAAATTCTAAAAAATCTGCGTCCACCGTTTCCGGCAAGTTTTCCCACTCAAAGACTGTGGCGGCAATGTTCATAAAATAACATTGATAAATTTGGTTTAGTTGTGTTGCGGTTAAAATTGAATTGAATTGACCGGCAAAAGTACCGTTTGTTGCTGGGCTGTGATACAGTGCAAAGGGCTTTGTGTTTGCAGGATTTTCCATTATTATCCCTCCTTTTAATCGTTATTCAGGGAATAATTCCCAAAATCGGAAATAGAATGCCAAATTGTGACTCCTGCGTTAAACATGCCGCGAATTGAAGCGGCTTCCGGTGCAGGTGCATTTACTTTTATATTGCAATCAACAGTCTGTAGGTAATTCCATTTACTGCGGGTATTTTTCCAGCTGGATATTTTACCCCACTCGTTAATTGCATATCCGTAAAGATCCAAAAAATCATCAATCGGCCCGCATTCATTGTATAAAGGTGAACAGTCAACCAATCTAAATTTACAGTTTTCACTCGATATAGAATTGGTATCACTTTGATTGCCTTTACTTGCCACCTTAGAATTAAAGGCGCTTGTAATTTCTCTTGATGCACTGAAAATAGAACTAACAGCACCAACCCCGGAACTAATGGCTCCGGCAACATTGCCACTTGCAATATTTGCACCAAGACTTACTGCACCACCAGCCACAGCCCCGGCCGCATTCAAAACTGAACCAACACGGTTAAGCGACCCTTGAACACCGCCATTTTCGTTGTAGCCAATTTGCATTTCAAAAGCGTATGGGACATCAAAAACAGATTCGGCGGGTTTTGAATAATTTTTCAATTTCAGCTTAAAACCATTAGAACCTATTGGGCGCATTTCTGCGCTCATTTTGATTGAATTCCCCTTAATAAATTCAGGGCGCAAAGGTTGACTAAACCCGTTATAATTATAAACAATATAAACTCGACACATTGAAGTAAGCATTTTTTTGTTTCGCGGGGAATACCCGCACGCTAAAGTGTTTCCTGCAATTTCTGCTTCTGTATCTAAAGTCATTGAAACATTTTCCTTGCAATAGTTTATTTTAACGCCATTAACAGTGATAGGTACAATCCAATCACTGTTTTTTAACTTTGAATAAACCCAATACGGAACGCAACGAAAACCTATAATATCCTGGCGCCGATCCGTTGTACCTGCGTATGCGTCTATTATTTTTTGAATCACATTATGATCATAAATAAATCCCGCGTATTGGCCGGTCATTGAATCCAACTTACCGTAGCCACCATAAACCCAATCGGATTCACCTGCTCCGGGTGGCCTTGATACGGAAATCATCGACCAATAAGGAACCCATGAATCACCACCTGAAAAAATTTCAATTTCCTTTTCATAATCGGCAGGTGCTCCCACCGGTTCAGGCTGAAGCCAGCGGCCTACGGTATCCTCACTTTTTTTCACATGAGCGCGGGCGATAAGTGATTTATAGTAAGTTATATTGAATTGGTAGGTTTGCCAGTAATCGGTTGTAATGTAAATCATCGCAATATCTTGTGCGATATATTCAACCCTGTCAATGAATGCATAATACCATTTTTTGTTTCCCTGACGATTTACAAAATCACGGTTTTGGTAGCGGCAATAATTGAATGCTTCAAAGCGCGCAAAATTCCCCTCGATCCTAAAGGCTTGATCCTTTTTGATATAATTGAATTTAGTTGCGCTTACACCTTTTTTCGCCAAATCATCAAAGGCGGCGACTTGCGCCGCCGCCGTTGGGAAATCAACAATGGCGTGGCACTCTTCCGGCTTACCCCATGGCACTGTAAATAGATCCAATCGTGTTGTAGGGTGTGTTACTGCCATTGTCTTTACTCCTTTTATGTTTTTTTCGTCACTCTTATACTGAACACATATTTACCGATCACATTTGCCTTATTGTCATATACATATAAACAATAAGTGCAAATAAGCGGCAAATCAAGAAATCCAGTAACGCCGTGAAGATAGGTTGATTTTACTGTGACATTGAATTGATCATTGTTTTTACCGGTGATTGATACATCCAAATCATAAAAACCACGCTCAATCCATTCCTTGGCACTTACTTGCGAAAGCGCATTATACCCCAGCGGTTCAAAAGTGCCAGTTTCTGTGTTATCGTAAGCAACATCAACAAGTTGTAACATCCCGTTAACATTTTCTGTTTTACCGTATGTTTCGCCGGAAAGAACGGGAACTGTTCTTGTGTCAGTTGCTTCTGTTTCGGCGGGGGTGTCGATGAAGTTTACGCCATAGTCACCGGCGGCAGGGCAATCAAATTCAAGGCTTCCGTCATGGTTAAATTTTTTATATTTCAACATGACGGTTAAACTGTAAAATTTACAACCACCGCAACCGGAGTTGCTACTCCATCGGCAATAATATTGCAAAGAACCGTTGCCGTGTGTGTATTGTCGGCGGTTGAATGGCCGGTGAATGTGATTGTTTTTGCGGTGGGATCAAAGGTGATCGTCACATAGTCAGCCAATGTTTCAGCGGTGATTTTATCCTTGGCGGCACTTTCAAGTACCTGCTCAAATTCAAGGCGCATGTTGTTCACCTTGTAGTCAACGGGGATTGTTGCATAATCAACCGTCTGCGTTGCGTCTGCCGCTTTCAGCTCAACAAAGTTTTCACCGCTTGGATTATGAAAGTCGGTGATTGTCAAATCCTGCAAAGCTTCCGCTTTCGGCACTTCAAATACCATGGCGTTTGCAAAGGGGCAAATACCGTAAATCTGCCACACATGGAAGAAATACTGCCATGTAAGGGACGAGCCTATGAAGTCCTCGGCCGCCGTTTGGATAGTATCGTAAACCTGAAACAGTGCTTCATCGCAAATCACAAAACCAATATCGGAAAGTGTTTTTCCGATACGCTTTCTGTTTTCCAAATCGTAATTATCATAGTCGAAAGAATCAACAACAATAAGGTTATTCCGGAAATCAGCTTCAGCCATGTTAAAGGCCATTGCAAGCACCTTAACGCCCAACTTATTGATTAAATCGGCGCGAATGATAATTACAATACGGTCAGCTTCTGACCATGTTTCTACCGGATCACCGACTGCGCCGGGTTGATTGATATAGTTATTGTAGGCGGTGGAGGGAAAGGTCATTTTCATGGCAGTTTCGCGAATTGTTGCTACCATGTCTTCCGCTTCATCTTTCGTGGCGGGCATTGCCAGTTTTCGACCAAGGATAATACTGTTTGAATATGAGTCAACAATAGCCTGTTTGAACAGGTTGTACTCGCGAATTTCATTCCCGGAGAAAACAGAGTTAATTTTTGCAGATACGAAACGGTTAAAACTTTCGTAGGAAACAAAAGCACCCATCAATTCTTCACGGTTAATAGACAGCGGGAAAACATCCTGCCGATTTCTGGTGTAATAGGCAACTTTGGTATCACCCTTGTACAGTTTCAAAATACCGGACAGATTTTCGCCATTATAACCCATGGGATTGACAGGGTTTTCATAGATTTGCTGAACATCAGTGCCCAGCGGATAAGGGCGGCCTTTCTTCAGCCGTGCAAGCCGGTTGGAATAGCGCTTTACTTCCACCGCAGTGAACATAATTCTATCAACAAGGACAGAAATAAATTCATTGGTATGGGCTTTGTAATTTAGAATCGGATTGGCGAATTTGCTAATATCGTCACCCTCGGCAAGAACAGGAACATCATTCTGCGCGGATTCACTCATCATAGAACGGACCGCATTCAATGTTTTTTGCGCCCTTGCCGCTTCGGTCATTTTTTTAGAACTCATCGAAAAATTCCTCCTCCTTTAATTCCTCAATTACTTCCTCAGGTGATTTTTCATCGTTGGCGGGCGGGGTGTCCTCGGATTTGTCAACCTCGAGTTTCTCGCCCACTTTCATCATCAGGTTGCCGTTGATCTCACGAATGCGGTTGTTATCCTCGACAAGTTTTGCATTGTCAGCGGTAAGGCGTTCAATCTCGCTTGCGTAGTCCACAAAGGTATCCGTGATCGTTGCAAGATCGGGGCCGATCTCGGTTACATCTTCCGCTTTTGCAACACGCTCAACAATTTCCTTGATTTGCTCAACGGATAAACTCATTTTGTTTTACTCCTTTCATAATTTATTATATATTAACTTTTCCACTTCGCATTTGATTTGCAAACTTTCAAAAAACAGGCGCCCCGCCACTGCAAAGGACTTTATCTTCTTAATCTCGGCTCCTGCGTGCGGTCGGTTGTTTTCTGCTATTTTGTTTGCAGTTAATGGATTTGTCTTAGGGTCGCCTGTTTTACAGGCGTATAATGCTTGCGAACTGGAAGCGAAAAAGAAATATATTATATTGTTGTTAGTTTTAATATTGAAAAGTTGAATTGAATCTTTTGGCTTTCGTTCGATTTGTGAGTAGTCATCGTTGAGGAATGATTCATTGTTTGCATAGTCATTATACTCAGGTAAATATTTGGTTGCTAATTTGTTTTGCGGGGTTGTAGCTTTTGCGAATGCCAACTCATTGGTGGTGGATAACATTTCAGCATATATTAAATCGTTTTTGAATAAGGGGTTATAATGAAATTTTATCCCAAAAGCTAAACAGTAGGGGTTTACCATTGATAGTGCATTGGCAAGCATGAATACCTTGCCATCTTGACGTGTTCGGAATATGGTTTCTTGCAAATCGGTGAACACTCTTAATTCATTCGCCAGGTATCGCCGGAATGATGATTTATTATCAATAATAAATTCATCGTAAACGATTGTTGTTACTGATGAAAAATCATCGGAGCCTTTCAATATATCGGCGTTCGTCAGTGCGATGAATCGCCCTGCCTGCTCGCCGTCTATGTAGGCGGTTTTGCCTTTGATCTCAAATTTGTGGTCGGGATAGTTATTTTTGTGCTTAGTGAAAAATCCATCTGTGGCTTCTTTGATCTCTGTTTTGTATCGTCTAAGCCATACAAATTGTTTTTTGCTTTTTAGAAACTGTTCGATCACATACTTTTTTAACTGATATGTTTTTCCTATACCTCGGCCGCCAATTAAAATATTAAGGTAACGATTGTAACTTAGGCATTTTCTTAAACTATAATATTTCATATTCGGTCGGCGGAGAAGTCGCACCCCGGATCCACCCGGTGCAGTTCGACGGCCGACTCCTCGCCGGTGGCACCCACCTTCACTAATGCGTTTTGATTCCCCGCCGCCTTTAGAAATAAGCAGAAAGGTTTATGCACCTTTCATTTATAATGATAACAGATAAAAATTGTTTTGTCAAGGGTTTTCAGCAATCACTTTTTGTATATTT